GAGGGGCGAACCGCTGGGAAGCTGGCCATCAGTTCTGCAGGGTGATGACGCTGCTGCCGACGCTGAAGGTGGTGTTGCTGGTGGTCACGTCACCGCCGAAGTCGTTGTAAAACACCAGCAGGTCATTGGCTGCGGTGCCGGTGGACTTGTAGACCACGGCACCCCTGGCGGTAATCGTGGAGCTGGCCCAGGATTCGGCGGCGAACGTCAGCGTGGTGCGGTCGTTCGCGTTGTCGCGGGCAACGGTGCAGGTCACGGTCTTGCCGCCAGCGGTGTATCCGCCCGATGCCGCCACCTCGTTGGTCACGTCCGCCCGGTCGGCGTGCGTGTCTTTGTTCGGGGTGTAGGTGCTGGTCACCAGCATCATCTTGAAGGTGTTGGTGTCCAGATCGATGTTGCCCCGGGCCAGGTCTTCGTGGAACGAGTTGTAGATCAGGCTGGCCATGGTGGTCTGGGGTTTGGGGTCAGGCTAAGGATCAGGAATCAGGGAACGGCGCAGTCGGTGGAGTGAAGTTGGCGGTGTAGCGGGCGATGCCTTTTGTGATGCGGAGGTCGTCTATTAACCCGTCGTAGACATAGATTGTGCCAAACGAAAGAGCGTAGCGACCTATATCAATCTGGTTGTGCGTGAAGTCTTTGGTCCATGTAAGAGTCCCTCGCAACGTGCCGTCACTAAACAGCCTGACGGATGTACCGCTTCTAGTGATTGCGATGTGCTGCCAGCTACCCGCGCTAGCTGCCCCCATGTTGGATCCAGAATTGTCAGTGTCTGATAGCCACCAGTTATTTGCGAAAAGCGATAAAGCAGGCCCTGTCGTGCCAAACGTAAACACGCCATCATTGCCGCCAATAGTAGTTGGCTTAAGCCACATTTCAATAGTGAAGTCGCCAGTTCTAAATGCAAAAGCACTATTAGCTAGCGTTTGAACGTAGGTGCCATTTGCTCCGTCAAACGAGCCAGCAGCTGGACCGTATTTCTTATCGGAGGTTGTAAGCTGGGCACCGCCATAGGCAGTTACTGTAAATCCATTGCTGCTGCTATCCGTAAACGTCGTCGAGCCATTGCTGCCATCCATGTGCAGCAGCAACGACACGTTGGCAAAGTCGGGGTCGGCGGCGGCGTTCCCGTCATCCGCCGCACCCGTCGCCAGCGACAGGTTTATGGTCTCATCAATTCCATTTCGCCCTTGGTTTGCGCCCGCGCCATCCAGCAAATACACGAACACAAACAGACTCACCCCTTCAACCTCCACGTCTCCGGCCGCAGCCCCTGGCTCAAGGTCTAGATCCAGCGATTCGATAATTCCATTCAATGCAGCAAATGCAGCTCCTGTCTGTATCGAGAAAGTCAGCGACTCGCTAATGCCTGGCTCATATTCGCCACCGTTGGCAACGCCAGCGCTCAGCCGCAGCCGCAGGAACAGATCAGCGCCCACCACGCTGGCGGCAGTTGGCGGCACTGTCTCCAGCGTCAGGCTGACATTGTGACCACCACAGGGCAGATCCTCAACGGACCCTGGCCCTGCGTACCGCCACAGGTAGTTGCCTGGCACGTAGTCGGTGATGCTGCCGTAGCTGACAATCTCAGCCGGCAGGTCAAACGACCTGAACTCGCCGCGCCGGCCGTTGTAGTGGTTCCAGATGTCCAGCATCTGCGCCTGTGTTAGGCCCAGGAAGGTCAGTCGCAGTTGTGCCGACAGAAAAACATTGCTATGCCTGACCCGATTCTGAGCGCCGCTGTAGCCTGCGAATGCGGTGGCGGGATACTCGCCAGGGGTAAAAGTGCGGGAGCTTGGGATTAAGGCGGGGAAGGTGGTCATTTTGATTTACACTCCTGCCCAAGTGGCATCAATATTATTTTGGTCATTGGAAAATTCCCACGTCCAGCTAACACTGATTGAGCTGCCAGCGTTAATCCCGCCGGCCCAAGTAAAGAACGCAACTGTTTTGCCTTGAAAATTAACGGCATACACCGTAATCGCTGCGCCACCCACGCCGCCTTCGGATGTGAATGTGCCGCCAGACATCCAATCAATAATAGCCGGCCCACCGTCAACGCCTGGAGCCAGCTCTCCAACGCCTCTATTGTTTGAGGTGGAATACCAACTACTGGCGACTCCAGATCCTTGGAAACGGAAAAATAGATAATCAGTCGGATCAAAGGGCGGCTCCGGCTCAGAATCAACCAGCAAGCACGGATCAGTGATATACGTCTCGCCATCATTTTCATATTCAAAGGAGACGAATCGGTAGTTCCAGTCATTGGCGCCCTGTGCATTGGAGCCAATCTCATCAGGCGGGAAGACCGGGATGGAGAATCCTGATCTCGGCACACGCACCGCCGATCCAGGCACCACGTTGCCGTCTAGGTCTAGGTTGCCAATGATTGCAACGGTCGGAGTGTCTTCGGGCACGCCCTGCGGCGGCTGTCCCTCAAAGGAGTTTTGTTGCGGTGCTGGGCAGGCAAGCACCACGTTTGGCCGGAGATCTAGTGCATCGCCTGGGTTGGGATCGGGTTCAGGGAGCCCGCCGCCGCCGCCGCCGCCGCCACCGCCGCCGCCGCCGCCGCCGCCGCCAATCGGCACATCAGGATCAATCGGCGTAATCTCCCCGCCCGGATCAGGATCGGGAATCGTCCAATCATCGTCAGGGATCTCGTCGTCATCCTCTGGCGAGTTCAAATCACAACCCAGGCCCGTCAGGTTGCAGTCGTACAGATACCCCGTGCCCTGCGCGTTCACCACGTCCAGGGCGATCAGGCTGCGCAGCTGGGAGTCTACCGGCATATGGCTGAGCTCATAGCCCACGTCGCCGGCCAGGGTCTTGGTGATCCGCTCCACCTGGTAGATGTAGTCATGGAACACAGAGCCACCGTTGAACGGATCCCGCGCCAGCCGGACCCGCACGATGCTGCCTTGCTGCAGCAGGGTGTTGTGCGCCTGTGGCCGCACCTTGAATCGGATCGTGTGGGTGCTGCGCACACGCTTGGAGAGGATGTAGGCGCCGACCTTTACAGCGTGATCTTCGCGGGTGCAGAACGCGCTCAGGTCGTGCGATTCGTAGGGGCCGTTCTCTGCTGTCCCTTGGTACCGCACCTCGGCGGTGCGCATGATCCCCAGGCAGTCCTCAAACTCCTGCCGCCAGATCATCTGCGCCACGAATGGCTGGCTGCTGCTCCAATCGCTGTAGCGAATATCGACGGACCCAGGGATCACCAAGTCGTCGTTGAACACGTACTCCACGGTGAGCGCCGTAGTTTTGATCGTGCCGTTGCTGTTCACCGGCAGCAGCGGTTTCAGGCTTTGCCGCCCGTTCACCGTCGCTGGCCTGAGTAGGTGGTAGCGCCCCCATTGGCTGAGCAGGTCGCTGTAGTTGACCGACTCCCTGATCCAGCAGTTGGTGGTGATGTCGTTGGCGTCGAGAAACCGGCTGGCGTCGGTGATCGAATCGGTGTCGATCAGCGGCAGCGGGATGCGGGCCGACTTGTCCATCAGCCAGTACGCCAGATCAGCGAACGAATCGCTCGGCGCTGCGGCCTGGTTGTCGAGCCAGCGTTTCACGTCCATGCCCTCCCGCACGAACACATGAACCTGGCGGTTCCACACGTCGAATCCATCAGGGATCGTGACTTCAAAGGAGAGCGTGGAGATCCCCCGGTAGCGGCCGACCGAGCCGCAGTGGTAGGTGGCCTCGGGCTTGTCGAATCCCTCCCGCAGCTGGATCACGTTGGCGGGCTCCCAGCTCCCGGCGCGGCGGTCGTAGGTCTGCGCGGCGGATCCAACCCTGCACTGGCGTTGGAAGATGTCTCGCACCTGGAGCTGGCCAATCTGGCCTTCGCTCAGGACCAGGTGGTAGTAGGCCGTGACCGCGTTGCTCGTGTCGTTCTCGAACCGGCATTCAGTGGCCTTCGGTGAGATGAACACCCCGCCTGTTTCGTTCCGCCTGCGGCCGAACACGATCGGCACCGGGTCGCCGATCACGTGCGCGGCCTGCTGCACGTCGAGCGGGTTGTTGCCCTCTGCGCCGCTCTGCTCCGATGGCGTCGGGGTCTGGCCGGCCTGGATCGCCAGCAGGGCCAGGGGGTCGGTGCCGCGGATGAATGAGCTCATAACCGGCACCCCACGCCCATGAGCGCTGTTGTCAGTGTGCGGGGCGGCACTGTTGCGCCGACCGGGGCCAGTGCGCTGCCGAGCTCCAGGGTGAACGAGGTGACCGTGGCGGCAGCGCCTACCACCTGGCCGTTGAACTGGGCCACGAGCTCCTGGCCTGCCACTGGGCCAGCAGCTGCGGCGAAATCATCGAACTGGTAGACCTGCAGCTCAGCGACCCAGCCTGCCGCCCGCGCCCGCTCGCACGCCACCACGGCCCGGGGTGTAGCGGGGAGCCGGACGCTGATCGCCTGCTCCGTGCCGCTGTCGCCCTCCACGAAACCGTCAGCGATCAACGCCACGTAATCCCACTGCGCTGAGCTCCAGGTCACCTGCGTGGCCCAGTAGGACTGCCAGCGCTCACGCACGATTCCCGATGCGTCGGTGAGCTTGAGGAACTGCGCCTGTGCCCTGGCCATCGCTCAGCTCCACCCCAGCGCGGTGCGCGCCTGTGGTGTGCGCAGGGTGCCCACCACCTGCTCAGCGACCTGCTGCAGGCCCCGTTCGAAATCATCCATCGAGACCCAGCGGGAGCCGTCCTGCTGCTGCATCACCGGGCCCGTGGTGACGTTGATCTGTGGGGATGCAGAACCGGATTCGGAGCGGCTGGAGGCACGCGAAGGGATCACGTCAGCGCCCCGGGCGCCCGCCAGGAAGCGGGAGCTGGCGGCCTGCATCTTGGACTCGGGGATGATGTACTCGCGCTCGCGGCGCTCACCCACCAGGGCCAGGGTGGGGCGATCGACGATGCCACCTTCGGCGAAGGCGGGGACGGATAGGGCTGGGACCCTGCCGATGGTGCTCCCGCCCACGGCAACGGCCAGCCGGTTGAACGCATCGATCAGCACGTTCACTAGGCCGCCTACTCGGTTCACGGCATTTACCACGAACGTGAGCATGCCGCGCACGGCGTTCTGGATTCCGGTGATCATCCCGTTCCAGATCCCGCTGACGAACGTGGCCACGCTCTGCATTGCCCGGGGCAGGAACTCGGTCAGGGTTGACCAAGCGTTGCGGATCGGTTCGACCAGATAGGTTTTGAACGCTTCACCCATGGCAGTCCAAATACCCACCACCGCATCACGCCACGTATCGACAATGCCTTGCAGGGTGGAGAAATCGCCGCTCCAGATCTTGCGGATTTCATCGCCCCATGCCTTAATTGCGCCGGTGAGGGTGTTCAGGCTGACGGTGACGATGCCCACCACCGCATCCCACAGCCGCACGAACGGCTCGCGGGCGAACTCTGTCCACTTCCACAGCCAGGAGACAAACTGCGTCAGGGGCTCGCGGAACGCGATTGCCATGGCCACCACGGCAGCCACTGCCAGCACGGTCCAGCCGACGGGGCCGGAGAAGAACGCCAGCAGGGCGGGGACAACGGTGCTGGACAGGAATCCGATGAATCCGGTCAGGGCTGCAATCGTGCCCGGAATGAATGCAATGAATCCCTTGGCGAAGTTGATGAACTGCAGCGCCGTTAGCCCGATCACCACAGCGTTGAGGATTGGCCCCAGCGGACTTGCGGCGACACCTAACAGCGTGAATGCCGCGGCCAGAAGCCGGATGGGGCCTGGTAGCCCAGCCAGCAATGCCAGGCCTGAGATCCACTTCGTAGCGGAGAAGATCGCCACAACCCCGCTGATGGCACCGACGAACGAAACGATTGAAGGCACCACATAGCCGAAAGCCAGGAGGCCAGCAACGGCTCTGATCGCAGGCTGCAGCGCCTTCACGAGGCTGGCGGCGGCGTTGACCACCGTGGTCAACGGTGGCAGCAAGGCTGCAAGCGCTGGCAAGAAAGCATTGCCCAGCTCAATTCTTAGCTGTGTGAAAGAGTTATTGAGCAGCTTAAGCTGATTTTCGGCGGTTGCGCTTCTAGTGGCGTATTCTTTAAGGACTGAACCGGCCGCTTTGGTTTTGTCGTTGGACAGCGCGAGGATTCTATCGAGTTCGCCAATGTTGTTGATCAATGGCGATAGTGCCCTGGCCTCGTCGCCGAATAGATCACTGATTACGGACAACTGCTGCGACTTAGGCAAGTTGCTGATTTTGCCAAGCACTTCTGTGATGGTGCCGATGGCGTCTTTTTCCATCCGATCGGCAAAGCCCTGCGCTGATGCCTTTGCGAGATCTTCGCCGGTGGTCTTTGCGTTGGCCTTGGCGTTTTCCACAAACGACTTTTCGGCTTCTTCGATGGCCTTGAACCGGCCCTCTGCGGCGGCTTTTTGGCCATCCATAAAGGCATTTTCCTGCTTCTCCACCAGGCCGAGCCGGTCAGCGTTGGCTTTCAGCTCCAGCTCTCTGCGATCGTCCATCTCGTCGCGGATCACCTGCTGGCGGTCGCGGGCGGCGCGGCGCTGCACGGTCAGCTCGCGGTCCACCTGATCGCGCACAGCGTCGATCCGGGCCTCGTAGGCGTCTCGGATGCGGTCCACAGCGGCTGTGGCGTCGGTTTTCTGAGCCTGAGCGATCTTCTGCACGTAGTCGATCTCGGCCCGTTCCTGGCGCTGCAGGGCCTTGATCTGCGCGTCTGCGCGATCCTGCAGGCGGTCCTCTTGAATCTTGGCCTGGTCGTCCCAGTTATCCTGCAGCGCCTGCTGCTCATTGCGGTACCGCCGGTTGATCTCCCTGCTCAGCCGATCGGTTTCATCGCGGGCGATCTCAATGCGGCGGTCGCTTTGCTCCTGGGCCAGGCGGATGACCTGATCCTTCTGAGACCTGGCCGCATCCACACGCCGGCGGCTGGCGGTTTCCGCCTCTCGGGTGAGCTCGGATTCGACCTGCTTGGCGTCCGCCATGCTGTAGCCCAGCCGGCGCAGGGCATCCACCTGGCGTTCGGTCATGGAGGGCCCGCGGCTGAGCGCCTTGACCATGTTGTTGAAGCTGGTGGCGGCCACCTCTGTCTCGAATCCGGCCTGCGTCATCGCCGCGCCAAATGCGGCGGTCTGCTCTGCCGTCAGTCCCGCCATCTGGCCCATGGCGCCGGAGCGGGTCATGAACTCCACCAGCTGAGAGGCCGAGGCCCCGGTGCTGTTTTCTAGGTAGTTCATCATGTCGGCCAGTTCGGCCACTTCTTCATTCGACAGTCCCAGTGACACGCGCAGCTGAGCCAGTGAGCGGCCGGCCTCTTCTGCCGTCATCTCAAAGGCTGTTGCTACCTGTGCCACCAAGACGGCAAAGCCTCTAAGCTCTTCTTTGGCAATGCCCGATGCGCCAGCGGCGGCGTAGATCTCGGCGAATCCTTCAGCCGCAATGGGCATCTGACTGGACAGATCCAAGATCTCGGAGCTGATCTGCTGCAGTGCAGCCGGCGTCTCCAGCCCGTCCACCACCTTGCGAACGTCGGCCATGGCGGACTCAAACCCGACCGCCGCCATGACGGACGTTCCGATTGCCGCAGTGAGGCCGGCCACCTGAACAGCGGAGGAAACCCAGCCCTTCTTGGCTTCTTCTGGCGCTTGAGCAAAGGTCTTTCTGGCTAACCCGCTGGACTGATTCAGAGAGTCAAGATTGTCCCGAAGTCCGCTGATCTCCTTGGCTCCAGTAACCTTCGCCGCGATCCTCAGGACCGCCTCCATGTTCATGGCCATCAGCGGCGCCTCCCTTTCGGCTGCTTCGGCTCGGCCGCCCGGTTGATCAGTTCCTTGGCGCGGCTCTCCATGATCTGCAGATCCTCCAGAGCCTGGCGCCGGTTACCCACAGCGTAAAGATCCATCATTTGCAACACCACGGCATAGTCGAGGCCCACCACGCCGGAGCCACCAACACGCCACTGGGTCTGGCACTGCAGGAACAGATGGACGGCATCTTCGTGCTCGGGCCACACCTCAAAGCGCTTCGGGTTCTGCACCACCTCTGGCAGGCAGGTCACGTCCGCGCCGTAGGCCTTCAGGTCCGCCAGCAGGTCATCATTGGCGCCGCCGTCACCGTGCCACCAGTGATCGACGGCGCCGGTCA